CAGTCGTCATGGCAGATACAATCGACTACCACCAGATTCTTGTCGGAGCAACTGACTCAGACCCGAATAATCCTGGAAGAGATTTCGACGAGATAGTTGTTGGAAATAGGTGGTCGCATGACGATCTTAACTCACACATTCGACAAGAAGAGCCTTATTTTAGCTGGACTACTCACTCTGCTTTGGGTGGGTGTTGTAGTCTCCATCCCTTTGGGAACCCTATATTTCCAGAGGCATTCACGAAAGAAAAGCTACTCAGGTGGAAGAAGCGTCTAGGTTCGTACCATTTTTCTTGTCAATTTCTTAACTATCCTATTGATCCGTCTAAAGCTAAGTTTAACATGGCGGATTTTCGGTACTTTAATTTTGAGAAAGTTACTGGCGCGCTGGCGATTCCGAAAGAGTCTCCGACACTCAGCAGGTATTTTGAGACCTCGCATCCTCAGCAGTATCGCATTGTCATCCGTCATCACGTAGCAGCCGGCGATGTAGAAAAAGATGTCTTCCCACGGAATCTTGATCGGTACATGACAGTTGATCCGAATCATGGTGGCTCGCACTTAGGTCAAGAAGTCGGCAAAGACGGTCGGTGCCGTCATGCTATTACGGTGACTGGCGTGGAGCGTGACCCACGTAGAATATACCTGCTCGACCAATGGGCAAAGGCTTGTCCTATAGATGATTTTGTCAAGCAGATTTTCTTTCTTGCTGTGAAGTGGAAGCTCCGCGTTGTCTATGTTGAAGCTGTGGCAGCGCAGAAGTACTTGCTCTATCATCTAAATTACTTTGTCGAAGAGCACAAGCACTCACATCCAGAGCTTAGCGGTATTCAATTTCTTCCGCTCAAAACTCCTCAGAATGCTAACGCTAAAGCCGAACGAATTGAGAATTTCATTCCTCTCGTGGAACGGCATGAACTCTGGTTAGATGCGAATAATTGTGCTGAGTTCAAAGAAGAAGCAGAACAGTATGGTCAACGTAAGGGTCTGATTGATTTGCTTGATGTCCTATCCTACGGTCCACAGATCTGGAAGTTTGACAAAATTTCTCAGGAGCATGTTGATGAATTCATGCTCAAACAACGGGCACAGTTTGTAAGACGTATGGCAGCAGCGGTAGCATAAGGGAAACAATCTATGGATTGGGCAGCGTGGGGACCGACAATCGTGAGCATCATCACTTGCATCTTTTTTGCAGGTGTTTTGTATTCTAATCAGAGCAATCATTCTGTTCACTTAGCAGAACACGACAAGCAACTTGAAGAGCATACTAAAGACATTACTGCACACGCTGTCGCGATTGCAGTGCTAAAAGCTTTTCAAGAAGGTTACGCCGCTGCAAAAGCAACTTATGACAAAGCAAGAGCGCAGGAGGTAAGATGAGCATTCCAGTGCCGTTACAGTTGGTTCTTTTGTTCTATGTTGTAAACTCTGTCGCCTCGGCTTTGGTACAGGCTCTACCTGTACCAAATGGCAGTGTAGGTTACACATTCGTTTATAAGTTCCTGAGTCTGCTGACGGCGGATTTCAAGAGTTTCAGTTCCACAATGCCCATGCCAGTGCTCACGACACAGAATTCTACTGGTCAGATTGATACAGTGTCCAAGCCAGTTAACACTCCAAACACAGCGAACACAGGAATTCTCTAATGCCATATCAGCCGCCTACTGAAGTAACGCCGAAGCTCATTGGAGAAGATAACTTCAATGAGATTTGTGATTTTATCAAGGACAAGGTTGCACACCTTGATCGGAGACTTCAGACTTTTAGAACCGAGAAATTGCCAGAATATGTGCGGTTGTACAAGGCTCGCCCGAAGAATAAAGAAGCCGACTGGCCTTGGCCTGGCGCAGCGAACTTAGTAATTCCTATCATTGGCACTGCCTCAGATGAGCTTCTTGCTCGCATTATGGGTGGAATCTATATGTATGATCCACTCTGGGCGGCGACAATGAGTGGAGGATTGCCGAAGAAAGATGGGGAAGAACTGAAGCAGGTTGTTCAAAACTTCTTGATGGACATGGCTTATGCGCCAGATGAGCTTGATTTGTACAGAGTAGAACAGAGCGCCTTTCACAGTGCGATTAAGTATGGCACAGGAGTTATCTATACGCCTTATGAGTACGAGACGCAGGTAGTGCGTGAGTATAAATCTGGCGGAACCTCGGCAGAGGATGGTCCTGTAGTTTCAGAAGACCGTATCATTACCAAGCGTGATGGCCCTCATCCTGAGTTGTTACCGCTTAACAGATTTATCTTTGATCCTTCAGTGCCAAAGCTTGAGAATATGAAGCTCTTTGGACATATTGATCCACTCGATATGTGGGCGGTGCAGGATCTTAAAGCAAAGAGTCCTTATTACAAACAGTCAGACATTGAGAAATTGCTTAGTAGTCCTGACGCTGTTCAAGAAACAGAGATGGAACGGGAGATCAATGAGCAGTTTTCGATTGATTCTTCTGGTGTAGACACTGGTGCAGCACGGTGGTACATCTATACAGTGTTCTTCACATACTATCTCAGCGGCAAGGAGTATTCTTTCCAGGCAAAGTATCACAAACGTACAGAGAAGATTCTGTGGATAGCTTTTAATAATTATCCTAAGAACATGCTCCCATATCAGGACATGAAATTGGCCTACGATGATGAGTCTTATCTTGGTACAGGTTTTGCCGAGATGATTCACATGATTCAGAAGGAATTGTCGAACAATAATAACTGGCGCACAAATAATCGTAATATGGCGATGCTGGGTGTGTGGCGCGCTGATCCTGAGTCTAAGCTTGGTTCTATGCTAGATGTGTTTCCTGGTGTTGTGTTGCCGGGTCGCAAAGATGAGATCGAGCATATTAAAGCCGGCGCTGATCTGGGTTATAGTGATGGTCCAGACCAATTCCACATGGCAATAGCTAAAGAGCGCACTGGTGTTGATCCGGCCTCTGGTGGCACAGGTGGTGGACTTGTGAATCCAAAGCGTGGCATCTACAGTGCCTCTGGTACTTCTATGGTCATGGCGCAGCAAAATAACAGGAATAATCTGCGTACTGGAGACATGCGCTCAGCACATGTGAAATTGGGTTGTAAGTTTCTTACAATGTATTCAAACTTTGGTATTGGAGAAAAGCTCAAGAAATATGGCAACGACGCTGAGAAACTAAAGAAGGCGCTCGATCTCTACCGTGACGGCACACTAGGTCTGCGTCTTCGTCCAGCTTCGGCATCTGCTAACAAAGAACTCGAAAAACAAAATGACATTCTTATTTCAGATAGGTTTGATCGTTACTATCAGAGTCAAGCACAGATTATTCAAGCGATCAATTCTCCAGGCATTTCACCAGATTTGAAACAGTATTACTTGGAAATGCTTCTTGCGACAAGAGTATCAGCTATGACCTTGGCGCGTAACTTTAACCGTGATAATCCAGATGCGTTGCTACCTGACGTGTCAAAGATTATCGAAGCCGCGGTGCAACAGATGCAGCCGCAAGCAGGAGCAGGAAATGGAAATCAACAAAAGCGAGGATCTAATTCCATACCGAGTGGCCCTTCAGGAGCTATGGCTCAAGGAGGAGTTCCAGCCGGTGATGGGGTTGTTGAACAGTCTTAAAGAGGAGGCGCTTTCTTGGGCGAGGTATGATACGACTAAGGAAAGCGCTGATACTGTGAAAGCGATCTCAGCCAGAGTTAGTACACAGCTAAGAGTGACTGAGATACTTCTTGACTTGCCACAAAGATTGAGAACTCTCGAAGAGCAGCTGAACCATCAAGAAGCTCAAACATTGAAGATGAAACGTTCACAAGAAGGAGGCGAAGTCTAATGGCACTGTTTTCATGGCAGAAAAAGGTTAAGGAAGATGGAGCTGAGGAGTTCGCTCTTCCTGATGAGTTGACTACTAAGATCGAAGCTGGTGCTAATGCGGCGGCTGATCTTACTCCCAAGGTGACACAGATTCTGGAATCACTTGCGGGAATTAACAAGTTTGTGGAAAAGCAGACAGAGAAAGATACGGCGGCTGCTCGCGCAGCAGCGGCGAAGACTTCTACTGAGTCTCAGTCCGAGCTTGAAGAACGTATCGAGGCGCTCATGCTCGAAGGTAAGACTAGAGAAGCCGTTGCTCTTGCTAGTCAGCCGGTCACAAACGAAGTGTTGTTGCTTCGTGCGGATCGGATTAAGCGTGAAGTTTTCGAGGATGCTGAGAAGTATCCTTATTACTCTGGTGACATCAAGAAAGAAGTCGATGCGCTTCTTGAGAATCAGCCAGCGGCGTTTAGAAACAACGCGCAGAATGTTGAGAACTGCTATCACACGATTTTGGGTAAGCATACACCAGAACTTGTGGAAGGTAAACTCAAGAGTCGTTTCGCCAGTTCAGAAGGCGGTCGTGGTACAAGTTCAGGTTCTGCTGGTAGCACTGCTGTAGCAGATGATAACAAGAATCGTCTCGCTATGTTGGAAGCAGACGAAAACGTCAGACGTGCTGCGAAGCATCTTGGGTTTACGCCGAAGGCTTACGCTGAAATTTTAGATAAGGAAGGAATCGGTTATGCCTGAGATCAATCACAAAGACGTAGCGGCAGCATTGAATGGTTCTCCTGTTTCTGCGGCGGCGCTTGAAGAAGCTATCAAGCGTGTTCTCGCCAAAGGAAAACAAGAGCGCATCGAAGCAGCGCAGCCAAAGGAGCCGAATTGGGCTACTATGACTGAGCAGGATGCGTACAGGGCTTCAACTTATATTCCTACAGTTGAGCACGAAGTGCCTGATTATATGAATATCAAGTTGAAAGATCCTGAGTACGAGGTTGTATGGGCCTCGAAGGATCAAAGAAGGATTGGACAGCTCATGGCGGAAGGGTACGAGTTTCTGATAGCAGAGCACGTACATCCTAATTTCAAACTTCCTCTGGTGTTCGATTCGGACAAGCACTATTGCTATGTGGATGTTATTGCTTTGCGTGTTCACAAGCGTATTCTCTACGGCAAACGTCGTGCAGGATTAGAGCTTTCACAACGTCAACTTGGAAATAATCGTAGACCGCCGGCGGCGAGGGTTTCAGGTACTTTTGATCTTCAGGAAGTTCCTATGAATCCAGAAGTAGGTTCATTCTACGATCCAGCAGCTTAACTTTAACCCCGCGGTGTAGCAGGCATCGTCCTAACAGCAAATGAGGAGAGCGTATGGCAGCGGCAAATCTTACTACACATCTGCCGATTCTACAAGTGCTGGAGAAGGCGGGTACTACGCCGTTTACCAGCTCTCAACCCGAAGCAGCGGGACAAACTTTCTTGTCAGGAACTCCTGTGCAGTTGAATGGCTCAGGATTCGTACAAGCTTGGGATGGTGCTACAGTAGCGGCTGGGATTCTTGGAGTCTCGGAGTCCTTTGGTGCTAACCTTGGTAGCGCAGGTCTTGGTACTCCTGTAGCGCCGTTTGGTGGTGTGACAGGAAACATAGCAATTCAAACCTGGGGTAGTGTGGTTAATCAGCCTCTGGGTGTGAATATCGCACTTGGTACGCCGGTTACTGACGGACGTACTTTGTATATGGAGCCGAATCAGGATAACATCTTCCAGGCTCTGTATGACAACTCCACTGGCACTGTGACCGCTAACTGGACTACCACACAGGCTACTGTTGGTGCTATTCTTGGTATGACCAAGGATGCCAATGGCTACTGGTATGTTGACGGTGGCAAGACTGGCGGTTCTGCTGTCGTGCAGGTCGTTGGTCTTCCGATGGGACCGGGACTCAACTCTCTTGTCAACTTTGTCTTCCTAACCGCAGCGATTCAAGTAGCTTAATCGAAGGAGATTTCTATGCCTCAAGTAAGAGCAAAATTCGCACAACTGATGCAGCCGGGGCTTAAGAAGATTTACTTCGATTGCCTTGACAGTCAGTTGAAAGCGTCAGACTATCCCAAGGTGTTTCATGAGGTAGATTCTGACTCTGAGTATGAACAAGAGCTTGAGATGGCAGGCATCTCGGTTCTGCTTGAAAAGCCTGAAAATGCCTCGACTTCTTATACAGAAATGAAGCAGGGAGCTTCTAAGAGAGTCGAGCCTCTGACATACTCCCTTGGTATTAGGACTTCCAAGGAACTGTATGACGATGACAAGTATGGCCTTGTCGGGAAGAAAGGTCCGACGTTGCTGGCACGGTCTGCGGCGTTTACCAAAGAGATGATTGCATGGAACGTGTTTAACCAGGGATTTACGTCCTCGGTTACTACATTCGACGGTAATCCTCTCTTCTACAATGCTCATGCTCTGCTCGGTGGTGCACAGGCTACAGCGATTGGTCCAGGCTTGGCTGGCGTTGTTTCTGCGCCGGGAACCTATCCTAACCGACCTCCTGTAGATGTGGATTTTTCAGTGGCAGGTCTACAGCTTGCTACTAACCACGCTGCTCGCATGGTAGACAACATGGGCTTCCCGATTCGGCTCAAGTGGGCAAGTCTCATCACTCCTCCTGAGCTTCGGTTCTTGGTTCGAGAGATTCTCGGTTCTCCGGGTAAACCTTTCACAGGGGATAACACGATCAATTCTCTGTTGCCTGAGGACTACAAGAATCTCGAAGTTCCTTGGCTTAACTCGCCGTCTGCTTGGTTCTTGGTTGCAGAAAAAGCAGACCACGCCCTGCAAGTGATCAATCGTGAAGCTCCTACAACGGATTTTGACGATGACTTCGACACTGATGCTATCAAGCAGAAGACTCGTATGCGCGTTGCTGCTTGGTGCCCGCGGTGGCAGGGAGTGTGGGGCACTCAGGGACCGTAAAAGATTCACAACGGAACATTGTTGTGATAGTAGCTGGGGGCGCGATCCTGCTCCCGCCCCCTACCTACTCTGAGGATTCAAAATGAGCTTCTTTGCACAGACCGGATTACGCCACACACATTTTACAGGTCCGTGGCATTACTGTGATCGGTGTGATAGTAAGACTAAGATTGCACTAATGAAATGGGAACGTGGACTTCTTCTTTGTCCGAAGTGCCAAGACTCTAACGGTACTCCGGGATTGCTTGGTGAGAGGGACATTAAGATAGCGCAGGTACTCACTGATGGAAAAGAAGAATTTGCTCCGGTAGAAAAACTTCGTAATCCAGACTTTGCCGAAGAAGTAGAGGATTTCCTAGTTTAAGAGCGCGAAGGCGCTGGAAAAGGAGATGTTATGAGTATTTCTGAAGGAAGGTTTGAAGGAAACATGTCCTATCCAGACCTTCAGTTTTTCCTAGGTTTTGACGATTTTATCGACACGTCAGCACATGCTTTGAACGCGACGCAGGGTGCCGGACTTGCTGGCCAGACGCTAGCAGCTTCACTTGCTGCTACGTTGTTCTCGAATGTCGAGCCTTGGCTACGTACTGGTGTGTATGCGTCTTCGTATGATCAGGAGCAGTTTGGTACAGCCGCAGGAGTTGCTGGGCCTACGACTGTAGCAAATACCAGCGGTCCACTGGCTCTACCGCCAGGAATTCCGCCGATTCTTGCTGCTAACTTGGCAACGCTTGGAAATATGCAACGTGGACCGATTCCGAAGGGTATGCAGATTGATAGCATAGATGTCATCTATACTGTCACTGGTGCGGCTCTTACAACCGCTACTACCGGACTGACAAAGACAGTGTTTGTAAATAATACTGCACCGGCGGTTACGAACTTGATTGCCCTTGGTGCTAACGGACTTCCAACCGCAGTACAAGCACAGCCTTATGTAACAAACATTCCGGTTACAACTCCTGCAATGATTACATCAGCAGATGCAGAGATCTTGTTTAATCTTAACCTGACTACTCAAGCCGGAGGCTCTGCTATTTTCTACGGTGTTGTATTCCACTGTCACTACAACTTCAACTAAGAAAGGAGTACCGAGATGGCGAATGATTTCTCAGGGCGTATCTGGAAGATCACAACTGGCGGAACTACTCCTTTCGGCGCGGCGAATGTGAAAGTCAAAGGCGGTTCGTGGACTGGTATGACGGCTGCTGGACAGACGTTCATCATTACAGATGTGGCGGGTAGAGTTTATACCTTCACTTCGTCTGGAGTAGATACGCAAGTAACATTCTACGAAATGGGCTGGCTTTCTGGACCGCTTACGTTTAGCGGTACTTTCACTGGGGAAGTTGACTTGTTCTTGGCAACTAAGTAGGAGTAGGCAATGGGCGCTATCAAAACAACAGAACTATCGAATGGTAATATCGGTCTTGAGATTACCTACGGTGGAAAAGAAGCTCCCTTCGGCGGCGTGGATACGTCTGCGCCGCCGGCTTATATTGATCCGACGTGTTTTACTCAGTGTGATGGGTTTATTGTTGTAGATAATAAGTTAGTAGCAGCATCATTAAATCCTGTCGCTGTACCGACTTTATGGGGTGGCTCTGCTGGAGTTATACTGATCGGATTTGGAAATTTCTATAACACTACTTATGGCACGCTTAACTATGCTCTTGGATATGGGACAACCTCGATTCCTGCAGCAGGAAACTCACCTTCTGGAGTAACTTATACATTTTACATGACTTCTTGGAATCCAGAGAACATAACCCAGTTTTGGAATGATACTCTTACAAATACACTTTATAATAGCGTAGGGACTGGCACATTTGCTACACTTACTATGAACTTGGATGCTTCAAGTTCAGGAACTGCCGGTTCTGGTGCTATCATCAACATTACAGCAATAACCTCTGTCTCAGGTCCGGCACGAGTTGGAGATTTTAACTTTATCTTGCCCGGAATCGTAAGTGGTGTAAGTATAAATGCTGGCGGTATCAATTATGTAGTTGGTGAGACTTTTTGGCTTGTTCAAGGTTCTAATGCGACGGCGCAGGTAACCGTATCCTCTGTTAGCGCTGGCTCAGGAGCTATTACAGGTCTTGCAATTGTTTCTAACTCATTTAACACCACTTACATTGATGGTACAAATCATGCTGCCGTTCTTTCTACAGCAGGTTGGGGTTATAGTGTAGCAACGGCTACCTTAGTAACCACAAGTGCGAGTAATGTAGTTCTTAATATTGCAGGGCCATTTGGGACTAATACGTACACTGTCATAACAAATGGTAGTTCCAATGTTACACCAGCGTATACTGGTTCTGGAGCAGCGTTTTCTGTGACGGGAGTCTATCAAGGCGGAACTTTTATAAATCTTATTACCCAAGAACCGAGAATCGCTTTTTCAGATGTAGCTATCGCTAACATATCGCTAGAGACAGCTTCTGAAACTGCCGGCACAAACTACAACGTCGGCGAAGTTTACATGCTTGCTTCTGCCCATACTACTACTACTGGCCTTGGTTGGGCTTTTGATGATGTGAATACGTTCGCTAAGGATAGTTCTGGTAACTCGACTGTATGGGTTGAAATTACTGCTGTCGGAGCAGGTGGTTCTATAACAGGTGTGCAGCTTGTAAGCACAGGACTGGAAACGTCCAATCTTAGTGTTCCTCTCATAGCCATCTTTTATCTAGCTGGTATTATAGGTCCAGCGCCGATAAATACTGTAGCTACTACACCCCTTATTGTACTTGATGCAATGGCAAGCGCTATAAATAGCGGTGGAGCTGATTCTGCGAGTGGCTCAGCAGATCAGAATGTAACCGCGGCTGTCAATGTTAGTGCAAGTTCTCTAACTCTGACTTCAATCAAGTCTGGTTCGACTGGTAATACAATCACTGCGTGGGATACATCTGTTATTACTGGTGGAAGTCCTTCATATTATTACTTTTCTGCGCGCGCACTACCTCCTTCAGCTACACATCTTACAGGTGGAAGTGACACAGGTGGAAGTGGGAATCAGCTTATTACAGTATTACCTTCTCAGGCTTCGATAGCCTCTGTAGGTGGAACTCTTTACATTGGTAATGTTGGATCAATGATTATCAAGTATGGTGGTCCGGGATCATTTGCTACCTCTACAACTTTACAAGGTGTACGCGTACTTCGTAAGTTTGCTGGCTCGCTCATTGGACTTGGTAAGATTGATCCTCCCAATGTGCAAGACACCGCGCAAGATATGATGTTTTTGTGGAGCGCTGCAAATGATCTCGATACTTGGTCGTCGCTTGGACTTGATGGAAATGTCTCAGGGGCAGGCTTTACACAGTTGGCAGATATCGGAGACTATCTCACTGGACTTATTGTAACCAACGCTACAGCTTTTATTATTCGATCACAAGGTCTAAGTTACGCAACTGCTACAAGTAATGCGACCTCTCCATTTAACTATAATCACATTGGACTCGGTGATGAAGGAGAGGGTTCGCAAATTGCTAGTTTGGTCTGTCAGTACGATCAAACAGGAGCTTTTGCAGGAAATTCAGACCTTTATCAAATCTCTGGTACGTTAAGCTCGATTGGACAGAAAATAAAGGCGCTTTTTTTTAGCGCTTTGAATACTGATACCACCGGACTTTTAAGTGCTGACACTTGCGCTGTTTTTGTAGGTCAGAATGTACCTATCATAGCGTGTTTTCAAGTTGGCTCTACGTTGTACGTATACAATTTCTCCAATAAGGCTTGGACTAGCCTAGCTTTTCCTATTCTTGTTCGTCAGCATCTAATCGTTTTTAAGATGGTTTCCACTATCTTAGGAGTTTTCGCACTAAAAAATGTAAGGAGTTCTTCGGAAAAATACGGTTCTAGTTTAATGATTCAGGCTGCTCAATGGCAGCCTTCAGGAAGTCTACTAGCACCCGTATTTCAAAGTCTTATAGATGGTGTACCGAATAGTACATCAACTAATTCTAACGCTCCAACTGTGACTTTTCCAGTTGAGGAGGTTAGTTTCGGACGCGATATTACGATTGATGGGTTGTATATTTCATTGATGGGTAATGTTACCGAGACTACAACTCTGAATTTTAATTTCAACGGTATAGCTTTTGGTTCTTTAGTTCTTGCGGCAGGTTCTCTGAATATGACAACGCCAACAGAATTTCAAGTATTTCCATCCTCAGTAACTACTTCGGGAGCTTTTACGGTACATTCTCCACAGCTCTCAGTCACTGTACCACAATATCTTGATGCTGGAGTGTCACAACTCTACATCGTGAAGATAGCAGAATTTGGTTCATTTGATCCAAAACAGAGGCCGGTGTAATGTTACCAAAAGATCCTAATACGTTCGCACACGCATTACCTATACAGCACAGACAGTGCTTACAGTCTGTGCATCAAGTTCTCACTGGTAATGTTGACATGGGAACTCCAACTTCAAAGGACTCGACAGGACAGTATAATGAATTTCAAAAAGGAAATGGCTCTGGTGTTCTTATTCGAGTTGGCGCTACTGGCAGTACTGGTAATGCTTATACATGGCCAGCTTCTGGTAACTTAGTTATCAACCACGGACTGCTGCGGCAACCGATAGGATGTCATATCGTAAGTTCTGACAAGCAACTTACGCACTGTCAACCTGTAGCACCGGATGAGAATAGTATTACACTTTTACCATCTGATCCTACAGCAAATGCTACGATCTATGTGTTCTAAGGAGTCTGTATGAGTTTTTTAGCTAGTGATTGTGTCGCGGGAATTACTGGACTTCTGATGAATAGATCCGTCGCCACTACCGTAATGATGGAGGCTATCAGAAAGTCGGTGCTGGAGCTGACAACGGATTATAAACATCCTCTGTTGGAGGATACTGGTCCAATTGTGAGCTTGGTAGCGTATCAGAATAACTATGCAGCAAGTTTCTTTCTGCAGACGGCAGAGCCTCCTCAGACTGGGTCTCAGCTGGATGTGAACAAGGTCAATTCGTTTTTTATCTTCAACAATCCTTACTCAGTACCCTCACTCTCGAATCTTGCGACTAATGCTGGCTATGATTTGAAGTTTCGTAGTCCTGATTCGATTGAAGTTTTGTTGAACATTCCTGGGTTGCCGATGTATTGGACTAGGAATAACAATCTAATCTATCTCGCTTCGATGCCTGATAACGCATATAATTGTTATATGCGCTATCAAACACAGCATCCACTTACACAAATTGTAATCGCACCTACTGATACTACTGCAGCCGCAGTGTTTTCAGCACAACAGATTATGATGGCTGACGAGTGGCAGGAGATCTTAGAATACGCCACAGCAATCAGAATAGCGCCGACAGTAAACTTGGCTGATAAGAAAACAGAGCTTCATACATCTCTGTATGGCGACCAGAAGTTTCAAACAAGTGCAGGTATTGAGGGAGCGCCGGGGCTTATCTTTCAGCGTACCTCACAGCGTAATCGAGATCAAGGAACCACCACAAGGCGGATGCGCCTGAGAATGGGGAGTGTGTAAGATGGCCACAAATAGCATGGTTCCATATTCGAATCCAGCAGGAAATAACCAGACGAATCCTACATCTGGAGCGGTGGGAAAAACTAACCAAGTGCTTCCTGGAGCAACCTCTACACTTGCATCCGCAACAGGAGCATCGACTGCTAATCCGCTCGTACCCGCTACTGCTACTACGGGGACTGTCCCAGCTTCGTCAACTGTTCCTAGTGCGCTTGCTAGTGGCAGTAGCAATGAGATTGATAACATTTTTGGTAGCGGCGTTGGTGGAGATATTAACAGTTTTCTTGGTTCAGTTAGTGGAACCAATTCTGCGGTTCTACAGGACTATATCAAGTCCCTTCAACCGCAGATGGCTACCGCGCAAGCTCAAACTAATGCTGCACTCGGCGCTGGTGGAGTATCAGCTAATTCTAGTGTAGCTGGTATTGCTGATGCAAATCTTCAAGCTCAAGAAACAGCTTCTATCGCTGGAGAAAGTGCCTCACTCACTGAAACTGGTGAGCAAATGCAAGAGAGCATGATTCAAGGTATGGAAGCTCCGGCAGAGAATTACACCAACAATCAGGCTATGATGCCGTGGGAAATCGCCGGTAGCGCTATTGGAGCGGCTGGTAATGTTGCAGGCGCAGCTATCAAAGCTGACATAATCTAAGGAGAAAAAGATGGGAAACACACTCGACTGGCCTTTGTCGCAAACTACTCAAACATCTTCAGTACCTGCCTCTGTAGGTGGTGGTGGAGTTGATATCGGAGCGTTGTTACAGCAGATTCAGGGTGATACAGCGACACAACAGAAACTTATGCGCGAGGCAATTACTCCTGTGAGTGGCTCACACGTAGGTCAAATTCCATCGGCGCTGACAAAGCCTATCGGCGAGGCTCCTCAGAATGCGACTCCCTATGAGCGGCCTCGTAGTAAAGGTGAGGCTATCTCTAACATGATTAACTCCGCCGGTAATGCTGTGAGTAAAGTTATCACAGCGGAGAAAGAACAGAAGCAGACTCACCTCACAGACGCGGCGACTAAACTCTTTACGGCGCAGGCAGCGATAGATGAAGCTCAACAGCAGCATGATTCTGCTACAGCTATCGGCGATAACGCCATAGCGCAAAAAGCTCAGCAACTTATTGATCAGAATATCAAGGTAAGAGATGGTATAACCTCTGATCCTAAGTTGAGAAAGGCTCTAGCAAAAGGGCTCAATATTGATTATATTGATCCTTCTAACAACAAGACCGAAGAACACGCTGCTGTGCAGGCGGCAATCAAGAACGCTAAAACTATACAAGAAAAAAAGCAACTTGCCAAGCAAGCGCAGCAGCAGCATCAACAGCAAGCTAATCAGCAAGGCGCGCAGAATTTTGGTCAAGCATTTGCTAAATCTCAGCCACAAACATTGGCGCCAAATCAGATGGCACAGCAACAACTTGAGGCGTATCAGCAGCAGCGTAAAGATGCT